CTAATTCTGACGCCTCGTCACATACTATAAGTTTTCTATTTTTTAAATGATCTGGTTTGTAGAAAAAACTAGAATAATTCTCTATGCTAATTTTAGCAGCAATAGATTTATTTCGAGCTTCATAATAATCACATCGATTACAATCCCAACACTCTCTCTTAAGCTTAGAGCTAAAAGCGCATGGAGCGTTATCAGCAGTACTGCGATCATCTATATTACAAATATAACTACCTTTACCTTTTAATGGTTTAATATCTTCAAAATCTCGCACGTACTGATCTTGTAGTGCTTTTGTAGTAGTTAAAATTGAAGTACCGAATCGCTTACTGTTATTAAAATCATCAGCGTACTCATATGTACGTCTATTATTTTCCCACGTAGTTTCAAACGCTTTATAATTATCTACAAGCTTAGAGAGTCTACTAGGAAGTTTCTTTATACCATTCGCTATAGTCTTAGCAATAAAACTTTTACCACAACCTGTAGGTCCTTGAATAACAACGAACTTATTATCTTTAAAAGCATTTACAATATTAGGTATTGCATACTGCTGCGTTGAAGATGGTATAAAACCTTTAGGGAAATTATCTAAGCCCATAAAATATATTATAGCTGTTCTATAGATAGAAGCAAGTCATAATATTTGTTCCTAGGGTTTTTAATCATGTTTTTAGTACGAACTTTTTGTATGATGTCCTCTTGATGAATATGTTCTAATGTATAATCAAAATACACAAATTTATCTTTTCTTAAAACAGAAAACGGATATAGTATCTCTACTTTTTTATTATTTGTAAAATGTAATTTAATATTAAAATCTTTTAATTCATATAATAAAATACGACCTGTACCTAATACTCTTTTTCTAGATACGATTTTTACTTCTCTAAGTAAGAGAGACTTTAAAGTGTTTTCTATTAATTCATAATTCATACATTCATGAAGTTTATTTTTTCTTCTGGTGTCATTGGGGATATTTTTTCAGATAAATAATCCCAAAACGTCGCGTCTGCTTCTAATGTAGTAATAAGGTCTACGGAGTCACAACTTATTGTTCGGAAATCCTGCATTAATATATCCCAGGTAATAATTAAATTTTCTTGATTCGGATTATAGTTAGGAGCTTGTCTTGGTGGATCGTAATTTAAGATAGTACGACCTTCTACAGAGTTGAGAAGCTGTACATTATTAGTACAGAGCATTCTTCTTGTAGAAGGTCGCCCGGGTTTTGGATTTCTTCGAGCAAACTTTACTTCACATACTTTATTTAAAAGTATGCTTTTTAAGTTACTCAGTCCTACTATCATCTTGATCTAGAGAATCACAAACACCAAAAAATCTTGTCTCACTTAGGAACAAACAATTACGTAACGGTTCGTCGTGACCTGCAACTTTAATATTGTCTACTTTAATTCCTTTGTCGTCAGGGAAACAAACAATGTCACCTGTAGTACAGAATTTGCACAACGGACCTTTGAGAATTACTTTAGCAAGTCGCCAAGTTTTTTGTACCTGTGATAATGGAATATAAATACCGTTACGTTCAATTGTTTGCCCGTCTTCCGATAGATCCACATATTGTGCTAAGACAATATCATCCATTACTTTACTTAATTTATAACCATGAAGACTAAAATTATCTGTATGCTGATACGTATCAAGATCAATTAAACTACGCTTAGCAGAATGATCAAATGCATCTCGCTGACTATCAGTTAGATCCATTTTATCTAATTGAGCGTCATAAGCTTTTTGTTGTTTACTGTTCATACTTTTTAATATTTACATCAAATGTTTCTGAATACAAATTTATTTCTCTTTCAGATAGTTCATACCGTCGAGAAAGTAATTCGCACTCCTTTTTATCTACTTTTTTCTTTTTTATATATCGTATAAATTTACGTTTTGTCTTAGGTACTAAATGAAAAAGAAATTTATAATGATCTAAAGAGTTAAACGCAATACCATATTTGTTAACCGTGTTGTTAACTAAGTGAGTAATCTCAGGATTAACAAATGTAAGATACCTGTTAGTAATGTACGGAGAGTATAATTGACTATCGGCAATATTAATATCAACAATCCGAGTATCGAAAGCAATACTGTTAATAAGATCGAAAACGTTATTGATTGTTTTTGTCATTATATCTATCGTGAGCTTCTGTAATTATTTTTTTAGTCCGCGCTTTAGATAACCAACCACCTATTTCAACGGCTTTGTTCTCTAAATCTTTGTAATGAGAGAAAAAATTATAAGTGGTACTTACCCAATGCGGTTCAAGATCTTTTAACGTTCGATATTCCTTTACATGACTAACAGGTACTGCCACCACTTT